TTACTGATTGCCGTTAACCAAAAAGAGCGATACAGCGTTTGCTGTATCGCTCTTTTTGGCTTTCTCTATAAACAAAACAGAACAAAAAAAGACATCCGAAAAGTTCGGATGTCTTTTTGGTTGACCATTGGAGAGTATAGGCGAACTTTTTGACACATCCAAAAGTCCTGAACTATCGTTGCTTTCTTCAAGGCCAATGGCGATGTTTACGGTATCATCTTTTCCGAAGCTGTTAAACACCAGCTTCAAATGGTCATCGTCGTAGACATAAACAGCTATCAAAAAGGCGTTGAATAGCTTTTCTTGATATGCTCGGTCGTGAACATTTCCATGTCTAAACGCCAATAGACTGGAAATGAGATCCTTACGGTCAACGTGGACGATTTCCTCTTTAGCAAGTGCCAACTTTGATTTCAAGTCAGTTTGCTGCTTTTCAAGTTCAATAAGCCTGTCACGTGTCGTTTCTGTGACTACACCCATCTCAATGGCTTTCATCACGTTTGAGATAGAAGACTGCACAGCAGCAAGGTCATTTTCAATCGAGTCAATCTGGAGTTTTCTATCCTCGTCCTCCCAGTAAGCGATAGTCTGGTCGGTAATCCACTCGATCGCGTCGTCCGTCAGGCAATATTGCTTGATGGCCTGTGCCACCGCTGGCTCGATAACATCCCGGCGGATGTTCTTCTTGTCGCAGGTGCGGCCGACACGTCTATTCTGACAGGCGTAGTAATGGTGTACATCCCCAGTCTTCGACCTGCCTGACATTCCAATCATGTAGCCGCCGCACTTTCCACACCGCAGCTTTCCGGTCAGAAGGTAATCTTCATCGCTGGGGCGGCGATGTCTGTTCTTGCTCTTTTTCACCTTGATGACCTCCTGTACCTTGTACCACAAAACATCGTCAACGATGGGTGGGATACCTCCCTCGATTCGGGTTTCGCCGTAAATGTAAATTCCACGATACCGCTCATTGCGACACAGAACATTGAAACTGCTTTTGTTCCATTCGCTACCAGACTGCGTTTTTACCCCTCGGAGGTTTAGATCACGAGCAATATCCATAAACATTTCACCAGAGGCAACACGAGCATAAATCTCCCGGACGATGGCCGCTGCGGGCTCATCCACCACGATCTTGCCATCCTCGCCCCGCTTGTAGCCCAGAGGCTGCTTGCCGTTGGCCATGCACTTGCTGGCATTGTCCATCAGGCCACGGCGCACATCTTCGGCGAGGTTGTCCGAATAGAACTGATTGACATTCATCATGCTTCTAAGAGCAAACCGCCCGGCGGCTGAATCGTCAAAATCTTCTTCGGCATAGAATACCTTTACACCGCAATCCATCAGGCGGGACTCATTGACCATGGCCTGCATCATGTTACGGCCCATACGGTTAGACTTCCACGCCAGCACATAGCTGAACTTTCCATCCTCGGCATCCCGCATCATGCGCTGGAACGCCGGGCGGTTATCGGTGCGACCGCTGATTGCCCGGTCTTCATAGGTGGCAACAACTGTCAGGCCGAGTTCTGCGGCGTGTTTCCGGCAGGCCTCAATCTGCTGCTCGATGGAAACATCCCTTTGGTTATGGGACGAGTAGCGGGCATAGATGATGGCGTTGCCCCCGGCGGGCTTCTTCTTTTTTGCCATTATCCAACACCACCCACATCAAAACGGTAGATGCCATTGTCATCCGCAAACGGAATTGGCTTTCCATTCCACATTCCGAGGGCTTCTAGTTCCGGCATAAGTTCAAACCATTGCTGTTCTGAAATGATTGGAATGTTTAGGGCGGCAGCTCTGTCGATTTTCTTTTGCATCGGGTCACTGCACACGATTAAAAGCCCGGTCTTCTTTGACACGCTCATGTCTGCGGCCAGACCATACGCTGAAAAAATATCAAGAAAATCCGTCCGGCTCCTCAACATGGCGGGATTCCCTGTCACATAGACATTCCTAAAATCTTGCAAGTGAAGTGCAATTTCTTTCAAATCCATAAGAAATCACCTATTCCGTTACGTTTTTACCCTGCACGTTGCCAGTTGTAGTCAAAATCATAATTATTCATCGTATTCTGGCATTATTTTACAAACGGATGAAAACCGTGTGTTGTTCTGGTATAATCAGATAAACTGCTGGCAGTAATTTTACAGAAAGGAGCGGAATATTATGGACGTTTCCATCGATTCCGATGATGTCCGAGAGCAGCTTCGCGCCATGCTGGCACTTGAACTGTTCTTGCATCTGTCAGCAGAAGATCAAGAACGCGTCATTGCTTTTCTAAAAAGCCTTTCATAACATATAGAACGGCCTTTTTCTGCTCGGTGCTGAGCTGATTAAATAGTTCGACGAACTCTTTGCTGCGCTCATCCTCTTCCATGGGGATGGGCGCAGTTTTTCTTTCCATGGGAACATCGTATCCCATCAGCCATACCTCTGAAACATCAAGGGCTAATCCCAAGATGGTTAGCTTATCTTGCCGAGGAACGATTTTCCCTGAAACATATTGGGTCAAAGCGGTTTTTCCAAGATTGACACCGTAAGCGCGGCAGTACGGCTCTGCAAGCCTCAAAACATCAACCTGTTTCAGACCTCTGATATTCATAGCTTCTTGCAGACGTTCTGCGGTCGTTGATGGCTTCATTTGGTTCACCTCCAGTATGGTTACATCATATCATGGTATAAACAAAAGTTCAAGTATTCCAGCCCAAAAGTTCAAAAAAAGTGAATTTTTGTATTGACAAGGAGAAATCGTTGTGGTAAAGTGTGAACAGTTCAGTTAAACTGAACCGAACGGAAAAGAGGTGAAAACGATGCAGAGAAGCTATAACAAGCTGCTGGGCCGAATCGTTGAGATTTTCGGAACCAGAGGGGCATTTGGCAAGAGTATGGGATGGTCGGACCGCACCACCTCTCTCAAACTCAACGGTAAGGTTGACTGGAAACAGGACGAAATCGAAGCTGCGTGTCAGGCACTAAAAATCGAAGTGTCGGACATCCCAGATTATTTTTTTGCCCTGTAAGTTCAGTTAAACTGAACAACGGAGGTTCACATGGATAGTATTCCACACATCCACTTGGATGAAATCAGCCCCGAAACTGCCAAAATGCTGGCACGAGGCTGCAAGCAACTCTATCTCAACATCATTGCCATGCCGAATGGGCGGGCGATATTGGATGCCGAGTGGGAGGCCTACCAGCAGAGAAAGAAAGGAGAGAACAAGAATGATTAAGATTCTGATGGCCATGTACGGCATCACCGCAGAACAAGCAGCAGCCCGGCTCCCGGCGGCGCAGTTCGTTTTGACTGCCGCCATTGCAGCTCTGCTCGTCTGGCTGGACAGCAACGGTGCATTGGACGGTGTAGGCCGCTGGATGGGCCGGAAGCTGCGGGAGGTGCTGGATGCTGTATCCGAGGACTGATGCGGAGGCTGGCTACCCTGATCCTCCTGTGTGCCCCATCTGCCACCAGCGGTGCGATACCATCTATCGCGCCGATGATGGAACAATCGTAGGCTGCGACCACTGCATAGAGGCCGCAGACGCATGGGAAGTCAACGAGTGCTTTCCGGAAAAGGAGTAATCGCATGAAAAAAATCAAAGTCAAACTCACGTTTGTCGAACCTGTGCTTGGTACATGGCCCAGCAACCAGAACATCGCCCGCGAGTTCATCGCCAGCAAGTCACCTGATGCCGCAACCGTTGAGGATGAAGTGGCTGCGCTGGGCGCAGATGCCGTAGCCGACAAAGGCATGACTGTCTTTCCTCGCAACGAGAACGGAGAGCCTGTTCTGTACGACTATCAGGTCAAGGGATTCTTCAAGGATTCTTGCGGTATGCTCTCCAGAATCGGTGGCAAGACCGAGGCTGGCAAGAAAAAGGCCGTAAATGAATCTGGCAAGATTACCGCCTACAAAAAGGTCATTGATGGCCTGATTTTCGTTCAGCCTCGGATGATTCCTATCCATTTTACCGGGAACATCGGAGAGTGCCAGCGTCCTCTCCGTGCCCAAACTGCACAGGGCGAGCGTGTGAGCCTTGCCAACAGTGAAGAAATTCCGGCAGGTAGCACCTGCGAATTTGAGGTTCTTTGCATGGACGATGCCCACGAAAAGGCTGTGCTGGAATGGCTGGAATATGGTCAGCTTCGTGGCATCGGCCAGTGGCGTAACTCTGGCAAAGGCCGTTTCTCCTATGAAATCACCGAGTAAGGCGATGGCACTGTTTAGCTACGAACCATAACGCCTTGCAGCGGCAGAGCATCGACATGACTTGTGCTGCAACTGCATAGCACCGTTTCGAGTAGAAGAGCAACGGCATTGCTTCGTATGGATGCGATGAGCCTTGCAAGGGCTAGGCAAAACGTAGCGTACCAGAGTAAAGCGAGGGCATTGCCTAGAGAGGAAAGGCGTGGCAAGGGCAGAGCTCTGTAACGCCATGAAATGAAACGCAAAGGCCAAGCGGCGCACTGAATGCAAGGAGCAGCCATGGAATGGCGAAGGTAGGCGTTGCACGGCGATGGCAACGTAGAGCAAACCAAGGTAGAGCAACGGAAGAGCTGAGACACGCTAGGAATGGCGATGGCGTGGCAGGGCAGAGAAATACAACGCAAAGGCAATGTATGGAAATGAAGCGATTGGCGCCGCAGAGATATGCTTCGAAAAGCAAAGGCAAAGTATCGCAGGGATACGCGTGGCAAAGGCAAAGAAAAGCAACTGCAATGCGAAGAAATTCATTTATGCTTGATTTTGCCTACAAACAGAAAGGAGTGATTTTTATGAAAGGATTGGTGTTTGACACCGAGAATAGGATGCAGTTCAAGGACTTCGGCGAACCGCTGCTGGACAGCCTCCAGAAAGAAGTCGGCGGCTACATCGAGGTGGCTCATCCCAAGTATCTGCCGGAAGGGCTGTGCATGGTGGTCGATGACGAGGGGCGATTGAAAGGCTCTGCCATCAATAACATTGCCAGCGTCATCTACGGTACGCCGGAACACGGTCAGCCTATCGCGGGCAACGCTGTGATTCTCCGCGAGGGCTTCGTGGCTGGAGAACGCGACTTTGTGAGCCTGACCGAAGATGATGAAACAGGCCTGATACTTATGCTCTTTGCACTCGGCATCAGCATCAAGGATGAAAGCGAGGCCGAGTGATGGATCTGGAAAAATTCTACTTCACCTACGGCTCCGATGATGTTCAGCCGTACTGCGGAGGATGGACGGTGGTCTGGGCACCAAACTACCACATGGCGTGTCAGGCGTTCCGGGCAGTCCACCCTGACCGCATTCCCAATGTTCTCAACTGTGCCAGCGTGTACAGCGCAAAGGAGTTCGAGAAAACCAAGATGTTCGGCTTGGAGGGCAACTTCGGCCGCCGCTGCCGGGAAACCATCACGCTGAACATCGCTGTCAGCAAGACCGAGGAGGTGATTTTTTGAAAATAAGAGGTAAAAAACTGACCCGCCGCCAGAAAGAAGCCCTCTCTGCTGCCGGTTGGGACTGCACCGCATATCTCTGGGTTCGGGACATCCCGAACGGTATGGTGCTCCTGAATAAGGACACCGGGAAAACCATCATTTTTGGAAAGTAAAAGGAGGATGCCACATGGCAAAGGAAACCGCATTGCAGGTTATCGAACTGCAGCAGTTGCCCATCATCGTTGAGCGGCTGCACAGCGTAAAGGCTGACATCGAGCAGCGCACGGCTGACGCGCTCTCGCTGGTCTGTACAGAGCAGACTTATAAGAGCGTCAAGGATGCTCGCGCACAGCTGACCAAGGAATTCAAGGAATACGAAGCCCAGCGCATTGCTGTCAAGGACAAAATTCTTGAACCGTATACCGAGTTTGAAAAGGTTTATCGTGAGTGTGTGACGGTGCCATTCCAGACCGCAGACGCAGAACTGAAGCGGAAAATCGCGGACGTTACTTCCGGCATCGTGGCGCAGAAGACGGATGCTGTTCAGGAGTATTACAACGAGTTGGTGGCGGCTGCGGGTATTGACTGGATGGATGACTTGACCTACCGGCCGAAAGTCAACATGAGCGACAGCGTCACTGCTCTGAAAAAACAGGCAAAGGCGTTTGTGGATGGCATCGTGTCCGATGTTACTGCAATCGACGCTATGGAAAGTTCTGCGGAGGTCATGGTGGAATACCGGAAGAACCTCGACCTGCCCACAGCGATTAAAGTTGTGGATAACCGTCACAAGGCTCTTGAAGAGCAGCGGCGGCTGGAAGAAGAACGCCGTATCAGGCAGGCAGAACGTGAA